TCATCCTTTATTAATCGTCGGGATGCCCGGATCGGCTTGCATTTTCCCTCGGAACCATGAAGCGATACCCAGCACAGGCGACACCGTTGCGATAATGCCTGCCTCTGCGGCCAGCATGCCAGGAAGGTATTGCAGCACCTCCGCCTTCATGCCGGCGAACATCACGCCCAGGTAAGCCGCTGCTACCGTCAGCGAGGAAGTGAGCACCGCCAACGCCACCGAAAAGCCGATTGCCGGCCTCCATGAATAGGTCGGCCAGTGTTCGGCCGCTGCTTCTGTCTGCATGGTTTTGTTGATGTCGGCGGCATTTTGCACGGCCAGCTTTTCGAATTCAAGCTCCTGCGTCAGCACAGCCTCCCGGAACTGCAAAACGAGATTCGGATCGGCTTGTAAGGCTTTCAGGGCAGCGTCGCCGTTGGATTGCCCGGTAACGGTCTGCGCGATGTCGATTGCCTTTTGGGCTACTTGTTCGGCCTTATCACTGCCGGTCATCCATTTAGTGAGCTGGGGGACAAATTGAGCAAGCCCCATTGCAAGCGTTATTAAGTCCATTATTCTTCCCCCTCGTTGAAATCCCACACGCATTGAACAAGCACCCATCCGAGCGCCAGCACCACGGCGACAAAGCCGAAAAGACCGGCCCACATCACGCGAGCGCCCCGCCGGCGTTCACATAGGCCGCTTGCAGCGCTGCCAGCTGATTTTCATGCTGGCCGTAGCCTGCGCCCGGCAGACTGGCCCAGATGTTGGAAACTTTTCGCACCGCATCAGCAAAGCGCCCGGCCTCGATGTCCGGCAGCGCACGCTGCTCGCGGATCTGCTGCAGCGCGATTGCATCTTGCGACGCCGGCGAGAAATCAGGTAACTTCAGCATGCGCTTATAGGCATCGAACCACCGTGCCAGCAACTGGTAACGCCCTGCAGCAGTGGAAGACAAACCATCATTGATTTTGATGAGCCGCCTTGGGTGGTCGCTGTAGCTGGAAAACAGGATCGGCTTTTTCGCGGTGCTGCCAACGATGACGTCATATCCGTTATCGGATACAGCGAGTAAATCAGCCCCCAGCTCGCTATGCGCGATCATGTCCAGAAAGGCTTTTTGGTTTGGCGTCATTTCATCCCCTGACCTTTTAACGCCAGATAGACCATCCCGGCCAAGGCCGCCGCCATCAATCCGGACAATGTCCAGCGCCCGAACTGTGCGAACTTCTCTTCCAGCCACTCGCGCAGCCCTTCTTTGATGGCATCTTTCAGCACGTCTTTATCCATATTCGGCATGGCCGTCCTTTGTCGGTTAAGTTATTTCCACCACGGCGCTGCCGCCTTGCCGTAATCGTTGACTTGAGCAGTAGAACAGTGCTGCGGATCGAGCTTGTCGAGCCACTTGCAGAAGATGCAGGCCCAGCGCTCGCCCCTGTCGCGCCGCTTGCCGACGCGGCTGGAAATAGTTTCGTAGGGCGAACCGCCGAACAGCCACACATTGCAGCCGATGTCGATCCAGATCAGCAGATTGAGCAGGTAGCGTTTCATTACCAGGCGATAGCTGCTACAGCAGTTTCAGTTGTCGCGGCATTGACCTGCGCGGCAAGATTCGCATTCTTGTTGAGTGCAGTTAGAATCGCCGCCTTCGCATCCGATCCGGCCTGCTGAATCTGCGCGGCCGTATGGTCAACGAAAGCCCAATTACCGGCAGAGTCGGCGCACCAGAAAGGTGTCGTCCATCCGGCAGGAAGATTCGGCAAGAGCGAGGCGACAACGGAGCCGGACATGTTCGCTTGATCCTTGTCCTTGGCCGGGTAGTGATGCACCGAACCCAATGCCGACGAATCGAAGCCAGCATAGATTTGTGCTTGGCAGTCGGATGACAGTTCAGCTATCTTTGCGGCTTTTACTTGGTCGAGCGTAGGGGCTGGATTCTGAATCGTCTGCGCTTCGGCATCGGTTATTGCGATTGATCCAATCGGCAGTAGATACTGAAAAGCACTGTCGTCAAGAAAATGGACTTTACTTAATGGGTCTTTAAAGTAAGGCATGGATTCCCCTTAAAACAATTCATGGCTGATGTCGATCGATCCGGTAAAGCTGTACGCCGCGCCAGCCGGAACAGGGAATGCTGCGTAATTGGATGAGGCATTCACAATCATCCCGAAAGTCATCGAGCCGATTGTCAGATTTCCACTCGTTACCCCACCTGATGAAGTGCCCGCGCGGATGAAAATCTGCTTACCCCTGGTGTTGTAGTAAGTCGTGCCGGCAACACGGGAAACGCTCTGCCATGTGCCATTTCCGATAGATGCCAGCGCCTGGCCGCCCGTCCCTTGAATCGTTGTCGGGGCCGTTGTCCAGGTTCCCGCCGTGGCTTCGGTGATGTCAATGAATCCGACGACGCGGAACGGCACGTTTGTTCTGGCGGTAGTCGAATAAATCGTGCTGGCTGAAGTCGCCGCCGCGCTGATAGCAGTAGTCGAAATCAGCGTGGTTTCATCCAAGTTCACGCCGCCTGCGAGATTGACGACTGCCAGCTCCACGGTCCCGGCATTGTCGAGCGCAAGCAGAATCAACCGCGCAGCTTGTCCAGATACCGTGCCGAGCGTGGCAGTAGATGGCACTGTGACCGAGATCGGGGCTGAGACTGAGCGCGTGTTGACCGTACCGCTACTGAGCGCGGAAGAACGGAAATCGAGCGTGGTTGGATTGAGCGTTAAGGTCAGCGCATTGGTCGCTACCGATGCAGTAACTGGTTGAATTTTCGACGTCCCCGAACGATCAGCATAAGCGGTGGTAGCGACTTTTTGACTATTGTCGAATTGGGGGGCAGTCGGCGACTTGATATAGCCGCCAGTCGAATCGATTAACAGCCATGCACCCGAGCTGCCATTAAGCGCGCTATTCCATTGCACCCAAACGTCACCATTGGCGATAATCTCGCCACCGCCCAAGGCCGCATGGTCCGCGCCCCAGATCGGCGCAGCCGCCAGACCATTCGGGGCAAAGGTCGATGCACCAGTATTCGCCGTCTTGGCCCTGAAGCGCAACACCATGCCGTCGACGACAGTCGTGACGGCCGGCGAATAGGCTGCCTGGTAAGTATTGGCGGTGCCGGTGTCAACTGCGTAGCCGGCCGAACTAGATTGCAGATCGGTGATTTTTGCCAGGGGCCAGCCGCCGGCAGTCGTGCCGTCATGTACTACCGCCGTGTTTTTGGTGCTGTCGACGGTGATCTCGCCTGCTGCGCCCGCAAAGGTCGAATGCTGGGCAGTCGTGCCGCGACGATGCTGGAGTATGGTAGACATTATGGTACGGTCCCTAAATCAGTCGGAAATAAAGTCAGCGCATCGGCTACCGAACCAAAGTCGTAGGCAGTCGATAAGGTAAAGCCGGCGCCGTGCTGCATGTAGCTCAAGGCCTGCGAAGCGGATTGCGTTGCCGATCCGGCAGATGTATTGGCACTATTGGCTGAAGTAGTGGCGCTCGATGCCGAGGCCGATGCAGAAGCTGCGGACGCGGACGCATTGGAGGCGGAGGAGGCAGCAGCTGCGGCGCTGGCAGCGGTCGCCGCTGTCTGGTTCACGTAGTTGTCGGCCGAGATCCCGACACTGCCATCCGGATTGAAGATCAGCGCCTTGCCGGCGCGACTGGCTGCCAGCGGCAGCGCCGTGCCAAGCGCCGGATCAGATTTCGGAAAACTTACCGACCGGCTGGCCAGTTCGCGCAATTGCTGGGCAAGAATCACGACGCGGTCGAGCGCATCTTCGATGACTTTCGGGTAAAACCCGCCCTGATTGGAGATACTGGTCGGCTGCAGTTCGGCGATTGCGCCTGTGATCGTCAGCGTCGATGTGCCGGGCAAGACCGGCCGAGAACTGCCGGCCGCTGGAAAGGTAACGGTGCCGCCGGGGTTTGCATTTTGATCGGCGTTAAGCGACACCGTGTAATCGGTGTTGAGCAGCAGCGGGGTTTCGGTGATGCCATCCGAATAGGTCACCACCAGGTCGGAGGTGGCAAACACTTTGAAGCCGAAAGCGAACTGCGTGGCGCCATTGCCTGCATATGGTCCAGCTTTCCTGGTGCTGCTGCTGATCGTCATAGTCTGCGCTCCTGTACAAGCGCATCCTATTGGCTATCTAAATAGCCACGCGCACCCCGGCTAGTGAGGTTTCATGTCACCGTAGAGAATGCCGTGCCACCAGTCGGCCAGCTCCTGCGGAGTCTGCTTGCCGTCCGCCACATCCCACAAGAACTGGATCGAGGACGATGCCTGGCCGAGCGGCAGGCCAAACGCATAGCCGGCAGTCGTCACCGTATGCTTCAGCCATTTATCGCTGACCTCCTCGCCCAGCGCCGCATGCATGGCGTCCGTGCCGCTGTTGCCGAATGCAGCCACCATGCCGGCTGCCGGCGTCGCGCTGTAATCCTTGCCAGTCAGATAATGCGCGGACAAGTCGCGCAGCACCGGAACCCCGGCGAACGCGGCCGCGGTCAATTCCTTGGCCGCCCAGCCCAGCCAGTTCGTCTCGCCCTGGTCATCCTTGGAAGGGTGCAGCATGTGGTGCATCACCTGCACGCCCATGGTGTAGATCAGCGTGCGCACGATGACGGTGCCCAGGTCGCCGCGGAATTCGCCGGGTGCGCCATTGCGGAAGGTGTCCGGCAGTTCCTTGGCCAGGCGCGCGGTATCCATCAGCCGGTTCACATTGTGGTTCCAGAAGGTATAGAACATCGTGAACAGCTTGAAGAACTCCGGGCCGCGCTGCACGGCAGCCAGATCCTTGACGCCGGTGCCGCCGTGCGCGTTGCGCACCGTCTTGTCGGCGAAGTAGACCGCATCTTTTTCAGCCATGCCTAGGCCGCCTTTTGATTCGGGCGCCATCGCTTTATGATACGCACCCATCCAGGTGGGCAGCGCCGACGCCATATCCAGCATGGCGATACCCCAGTAAGCACGAGCCTTGAGAATATCCACACCGCGCGCCGCGGTACCGGTGGTGGTATCCATCAGCCGCAGATCGATCTCGCGCAGGTGCTCGCGCACGTCGCGGTCCACTTCGTTCATCCGGTTGCGCATCTCGCCGGAGCGCTCGAACACGAAATCGCGATTGGCTGTCCACTGCACCGGGTTGGCGAAGTCGGCCAGACCAGCCGCCATCCAGCGCGGCCCGAGTTCCGCGATGGACTCCATCGCCGCCGAGCTGCCGTGCACCAGCATCGTGGAAATACGGTAGCCCAGGCCTACGATCGTGGCGCGCGTGCGCGCACCGTGGGCCAGCCGGTCGAACCACTTCAGCGCCTGCATATCGACCTTGCGGTCGTTGGCGATCGATTGCAGCCAGGGGCGCAACTGGGCGTAATGCTCCGGCGAGAGCGCGTTCTGGATCGCGTCGCGCACCGGGCCGAAGGACAGGAACTTATCGGTATCGATGATCGCCTCGCGGTAAGCGATATCGTGGATCTCGTCCTTGATCACGCGCGGGATCACATCCAGCGAGAGCAGGAGCGGCCGTGCATAGTTTTCGTTACGGGTATTCATCCGGCCAGTGTCGGTGTTGGCCCTGGTATAGATGTTCTCGAACAGCGCATCCCCAGCCCGAGCGCCGCGCTCGGCCACGTCCTGAGCGCGCGCCGGATCGTATACCATCGGCCAGTACCAGCCGTCATATCGGCCATGTGGCGTGTCGAATGCGCGCGGCTGTATCTTTTCCGGATTGGTGTTACCCAGTCGCCGGGACATGGCCAGTTTCTCCGGCCACAGCGCCTCGAGCGCGCGCCCCAGACCGGCGACGAAATCCCAGTCCGCTTTGTTCATATTCTGGTGCAGGAAGTCCCACACCTTGGCCTCATCCCATTTTTCGCCGGTGACCAGCTTGGCCAGGTTCGATTCATTGCCGACATTGCCAGCCAGCGCCAGCATTTCCTTCTTGGTGAACTTCTGCGGCTTGCCGGTCAGACCATCGATCAGCCCGTCGGCGACGTAGATCTTGCCCTTTTCCCTGGTGACATCGGCCAGATGCGAGTCCAGCAGCTTGTCGATTTCCGCCTTGACCTTAGCCTGCAGGTCGGCCTCCTTCACGCCGGCATCAGCAATGCGGCGGAACACCACCCGGTTGAACACGCCATTGGGGTTGCGGTTATCCAGCCAGTCGAACATCTGCTCCATCTTCAGCAGCGCCGCCTGCATGCTGCGGCCAGCTGACTTGACATTCAGCCATTTGGCCTCGATGCCGGTCAGCCCGCGATTGCTTTCTGGCTCGCGCTGCGGCAGCTTGTCGGTGACCGCCTGGGCCTCGGCAGCGAGCTCTTTCAGCTCGCGCATTTCCTGCAAGTCCAGCAGCCGGGTTTTCAGGCGGCCAAGGTGTTCGATGCTCTTGACTGCATCGACCAGCCCGCGGAAGTCCTCCACCGGCATGTCCTTGTAGTGCATGCGGCTGGCTTCGTTGAGCAGCTTTTCCGGGATCTGCGGCTCGTAGCCCTGGGCGGCCATGCGCTCGACGAACGCGGTCAGCGCCTCGCGCTTGTCTAGAGCAGCACCACTGACGGACTTGCGCAGGTCGTAGCGGTCCAGCAGCGCGTCGATCTGATCGCGGTATTCGAGGTCGATGTTTTCGCGCACGCCCGGCTTATCGAACTTCTTCAGGTAGTCGACACCCTTGCGCACCTCCTCGATCGCATCCGCCGCCACCTTGGTCAGACGGTTATTCAGCAGCTGCGCGCGCTTCTCCACTGCGGCCGCTTTCAGGTCACCGGCGGCCAGCGCCTTGTCGGCGGCCTTCGCCGCACGGGCTTCCGCTGCAGCGTATTGCGTCGGGCGGATATCGCGCACGCGCTTGGCAGCAATCGCCGCTTCTGCGGCTTCCTTGGCCGCCTTGGCCAGCAGGTTGACCGTTACCTTGTGCCCCTTGCGATTGGTGCCGACCTGCTGGCGCACCTCATTGGCTTCTGCCAGGGCTTTTAGTTCCGTGGCGACAAACCGCGCGCGGGCTTCGTTGTGGATTGCGGCTTCCGCGGCACGCTCGATGCTGGCCGGATCCACCAGTTCGCCGTGCTCTTCCAGCATGCGCTGGTCGGTCAGACCTTCGATCTTGTCCTTCGGGTTCTCGCCGTTAATCAACGCATTGACCAGGTCGCCGCCCGATTCGAAGCCGAACATCTCGGCCACCAGATCCGGGTGCAGGCCTTCCTTGGAAGTCATGCCGCGCAGCTTGTCTAGATCGGGGCGTCCCAGCATGCCCTCTGGGTACATCTCTTTCAACGCCTCGGTGCTCAGCCGAAAACCCTTTTCCGCCTTGACCAGGTTGCCTTTGGCGTCGGTCATCTCGCCTTTTTTCAGCCAGGTGCGCGCCTGGTTGACCGGCTCGGCCATCACTTCCTTGGTGACCTGTTCGCGGACGGCTTTGCGCTTGCTGGCGGCTTCCTTCTGCAGCGCTTTCAGGGCCTTGCTTTTCGCGTTCGACAGCCACTGCATGTCGCGCAGGCTGCGCCGGTCCAGGTCGGTGATGGCGTCCTGCGTGGCATTGGTGCCGAGCTTCTGGTAATCGGCGAATTGCTCCGGCGTCATGCCGGCCGCCTGCGCCGATTCGAACAGCGGCCGGTAGCCGCGCACCTGCTCGGCCTGGTGGATCGCTGCCTCGGACGCCAGCATGCGGTCCATGACGCTGCGCACTTCGTCGGTCAGCTGAACATTCAGGCTGGCGAGCGACTGGTAGACGCTGACCAGCCAGGAGCGGAACCGGGCGAACATGCCGGCGGCTTCCACCGACGGGGCGCGGCCTTCCATCAGATAGGCTTCAAAGCCGCGCGCGAACTGCTCGTGGAACTCGCGTTTTTGCTCGAGCGACATGTCGCTCCAGGTATCCAGGTCTTTGACGCCGAACCAGTTCAGCAGGGTGCCCATGTCCTGCTTGATGGCCTCCGGCGCGTCCGGGCGCCGCGCGATGTCGTGCATCACTTCCAGGAAGAAATGGCCGTTCTCGTGCAGGAAGGTAGACAGGTCGGCCTGCTTGAATAGAGTGATGACCGACGGGCGCTCCGTGATGTTGTCGCCGAAACTGATGGCGCCGCGTTTATCCTGGTTGTAGTGGTCGAGGATCTTGACCGCGTTATCGTTGAAAATTACATAGTTGTGATTTTCGTTACTGGTATCCGCGCTGCGGCTGGAACTGTCCAGGTATTTGATGCCTTCGATCCCTTCCAGGTTCAGATTTATCGAGGCTTCGCGGTCACTCCCGAACACGTCCTGCAAGGAACCATAGACGTAATCGCCGGCATGGTCCGGCTGCAGGATCAGGTCGGCCAGTTCCTTGCGGGTGCCGACGCCGAAATCATCCAGCGCGCGCTGTTCGACCGCGTCCGACTCCAGCAGCTTGCGGATTTTCGCCGCGATCTCCGGCTGCTCGGAAAGCGGTTTATCCCATAGCAGCATGTGCTCGTCGTCGGGGATATCGACCGTGTACAGGCTGCCTTTCTTTTCGGACGCGATCTTTTCGCCCTTGAGCGATTTGATATCGTCAATTTCTTTCTGCGCTGCTTCCTTATTTACAAAACCGGAGGCAAGCGCACGCTCGGCATCAGCCAGCGCGGCGTCGTATCCGCGTGCTGCGATCGACACGATGGCCGAGAACTTCGGCGTGGCCGGTGTCACTACTTGGCCATTGAGTGTCGTCTTGCTCGTGGCGAGCGCATCACGATACCACTCTGCCACTGCTTTATTTCCGGCAAAGTAAAGGCCCCACCCATAAGCCTGGTTGCCCTCGCCGGAACCCATGTGGTCGAGCGAGAACTTGTCGAAATGATAGGGAGAACCGTGGTAAGCCGGCTGGAACATCAGTGTCGGGAAAGGCTTGTGCTCCCCCTCGGCGGATCGCACATCCGAAATGCCCAGTGCTTTCAGGTAGTCGCGCGCGTCTTGCTCGCTCCCCAGTCGCTTGGTGATGATGTCCAGTAATTGGCGTCCGGTCACCCGTGCATCCGCCTGATCCGGATCGAATTCGGTTGCTCCGCGCTGCCAGGCTTCGGCGCGCAGCCGCTTGATTTCCGGTTTCAGCAGATACCGCACGGCGTAATCCTGTTGCGACAGCGGCTTGTCGGCGTCCAGCACCTCATCCTGCAGCGGCTGGTCCAGTGTCTTGGCTCCAACCATCTGGTCGGCGCGCACTTGCAGCGGATAGCGATTCACCAGCTCCGCTGGGGTGATGCCCATGCGGTTTGCCGTGGTGACGTAGAAATCGCGCGTGAGCGCGGCATATGCTTTGTTGACGTGCTCGGGGAAGCGGCCGACCTGGTTCAGTTGCTCGAGCATGCCGTCGTAGACTTTCTGCGACTGCTCCTGGTGCGCGTCGTCGGCCTGCTTGGCGGCCATGATCTTGTCGGCCTGGGACTTCATCACCTCGGCCTGCTGTTGGTAGTACGCCTGCCCTTCCTGGTAGGTCATGCCGTCCGGCTCTGCTTTCAGGTGCGGCAGGAGCGCCTGGTCGACCGGTCCGCCAGCGATGTGGGTGGCATAGTCCGCCACCGGGATGCGCACATCGCCCTTGGTCTGGATCGCTTCGTGCAGCTGCTCGGCGACTTCTGGCAACTTCGCGGCCAAATCGGCCTGGGTGACGCCGGACTGGTTCAGCGCATTGGCCAGCTCGTTCGCATCCACGTAAACCTCGGACAGGTGGCCGTCGTCGGTGACCTGCTGCACGAAATCGCGGAAGGCCTGCGGATCGCGCTCGCGCAGCTTGGACGCTGCCGATACCTGCCCCAGCGCGGCGACCATCTCGCCGCTCTTTTGCGCGGCTTCCGCCCGGGTGGCATCAATGTAGGTTTGCCGGATCGCGTCGTGGTAGTTCGGCTCCGCGCGCGGCCCCATGACGCCGCCCATGATCGAGCCGGCCAGGCCGCCCATGATCATGTCTTCGGCGGAAAACGGCTGCTGCAGGCTGTCCGGCATGACCGCATTCATCAGCTGACGGCTCGTTTCAGAGGTGGCGGTACCGGACAGAAAACCGGTCGCCAAGCGGGAGGTCAGATTGCCCGGCGCATTCAAGGGGACGATGCCGCCCATGGTCGAAGTGACATACTGCATTTGCGCCGCGCGCGCCGCAGCCGTGGCGTCGCCGGTCTGGCCATACACTTGGCGCCCGGTATTGACTGCTTCAGAGAGGGACGGGAATGCCATCGATGTCGACCCGTGCTCAACTGCATTCGACAAAACTTGTGGGATAGTCGAATCAGCCGCAGTAGCAACGGGCGTGCTTCCGGTCCCGGTGGCCATGATCTGGCTTAGCGTTCCGGCAAGGCCGCCAATTATATGGAAGGCCTTTTCGGAAATCCCGGCATTCCTGTCCGGCTCGAAATAGCCCTGCCGTTGAACGAGCGGGTCCACCATGTTGCGGAACCACCAGTCCGATGCCGCAGTGTTCTGCCGGCCGGTGATCAGGCTGGCGGCCTTGTCGTACAGCGTTGGAACAGCGCCGAGCACCAGGTTCAAAGACCCCGCCGCCTTGTTGTAAGAGCCGGCGAAACCCTGGACGAGCGTATAGGGTGAATTCAGCAAACTATCGACAAAACCCTTGGTTTCAGGCTGCGGGTCCACATTCGGAGCAGCAGCTTTCGCCGGCGGGGGCGGCAGTCCCTTTACCGCCTGCTCCACAGCAGCGGTACCCGGCACGTCATCGTGCACGATGCGCGTGTTGTCGAGATCGGTTAGAAAGTTGGCCGTGTGCGGGAAATCCTGCGCGAGCTTGCCGGCGTCCATCTGCTGCGTGGCAGCCTGCTGACGCAGAACATCCGCGTTGCCGCGCGCGGTTTCGATCGGCACACCCGTGAAGTTGGCCAGATGGCGAAATCCGGCTTCGGCATCCGGGTTTGTGTCGACAGCGGCCGCCACGTTATTGCGGACTTGCGTAGCGGTGTCTTGCGTCTGCTGGTGGATGACGGTGCCAACTGCATCATCCCATTCGTTATTTGGCATTCTTTTTCGTCCAGTAGGCTCGGAGGATCTGGTCGTCGGTCGGATTGGCCACGCCGCGCGCGGAGAACGCGGAGGCGATCGCGCTGCGGGTATCCTTCGGGATGTCGCCGACTTTCATGGAAAGCATGTTCTGGTTTTCGGTCCGGGAGAAGGCGCCGCCCAGGTAGCTGGTGCGGAAGGCGATGTCCTTGGCGAACACCTGGTCGACGTGATCCGACATTTCCTGCGGCGTCATCTTGCGGCCGAGCTGTTGCTGCTGGCCATAGATGCTGTCGGCCAGATACTTCTTGATAGTGCCCACGCGCTGCTGCGAAGCCATGTCCTTGCGGTCCGGCGTCGGATTGATGCCGATCGAGGTGAGCCGGTTGTTCACGGTCGTGTTGAACGCCTTGCTGTTCATGCCGCCGGCGCTGGTGTCAGTGTCGCCGTTGACTTCATTTGCGCGCAGCCGGGCAACCTTTTCCTGATCGATCGCGGAGAAATTGGTTTTCTGGAATTGCAGGAATTGGGCGTCGGTCATCTTCGCCAGCTCTTCGGGATAGGTAATGGCTGCGTTGAACGCCGCCATGTTGGTCTCGTTGTCGCCCTTGGAAACGGCCTTGGCGAACTTCATCAAGTCGTCCATTTTGCCCGGCGCGTATTGCGTGACCGCGGTGCGCAGACTGGTCGGCAGCTTGGTGAAGTCGCCATTGTTGGAGATCAGCCACTGCTGCGCCTGGCCGACGACAGAATCACCCTGCGCGGTCAGCGCTTTGTTCATGTCTTCCCACTGCTTGGAGCCGGCTTCTAACGCCATCTTCAGCACCTCAGGCTGTGCGTTCGGGCCGAGCTTGGCGCGGATGCCGTCGTGCACATCCTGCAGCGTCGGACGCGGCGGCGAGCCGCCCCCGGTGTTGAACGCCTGCAGGTTCTTGTTCACATAGTCGACGGTCTGCTGATGGTTGGCCGGGCTCTGGTATTTCGCCAGTGCGTCCATCCAGGCGTCAGGCGTTCCGGCATTCTTGGCGTCGGCGATCGCCTTGTCCACGTTGCCGGGGCCGGCGTTGTAGGCGGCCCATGCCTTGGCCGGATCGCCGCCGTAATTCTGCACCAGCGCTTTCATGTAATCGGCGCCCACGCGGGCCCGCTCGGCCGGACTGTTGTCCTTGGCCGGCGTCACGCCGAAGCCGGGATTGGCATTGGTGGCATCCATGACCTGCATGTCGCCCTTGGCGGTGCCCTGCCCCGGCACGTTCGGCCCGATGGCGTTCGGGTTGCCATTGCTCTCGGTCTGCCGGGTGATGTTGACCATGCGGTCCAGATCAGAGGGCTGCACTTGCGTGCGCAGGCCGTTGACCACGTTCGAGGCAGTGCCGTCCGCCACGCGTGCGTACACATCCTTGTTGATGATTGCGCGCGTGCGGAGCAGATCGTCCGCCGTCATCTGGTCCTTCTTGCTGTTCAGATAGGCCAGCGCATATTCCGGATTGTTGTTCTGAAGCGCGGCATCGATCACGCCGGTGTGCACGGCGGAGGTGGCCACCTTCATCTTGGCCATAGTCTCGCTGGCGGAGTCCCCACTGATCGATCCGGCGCGCACCACGGCGGCCTGAATGGCATCGATTGCCGGCGCGATCTTGTCCGGATTGCTCCAGTTCAGTTTGGCCGCGTCGGTGTTGACCTTGATCGTGCCATCCTGCGTGGACAGCGCATAGTCCCGGTATTCGCCGAGCATATGGCTTTCGACGTCGCCCTTGAACGAGGTCATGATGTCGTCGGCGTGAAGGGAAAACAGCCGCTTTTGCGCGTCGTTGCCGAGGTTATCGGACAGCGAGCTGATGGTCTGCTGCAGCTTGTCGCCGTACTCGTCCGGCAGCGCCTTGCCATCGGGCCGGGTCAAGGCGGCATCGCCCTTGAGGTTCTTGTAGCCGGTCTGCGGGTTGAACGCGAGGTCCAGCTGCGCCTGGCGCAACTGGTTGACCGCGTCGTTTACGCGCACCTGATTGGCCTGCTGCTGCATGTCGATCGCGATGTCGGACATCGCGTCGCCTGCTTTCTGCATGCCGTTGCCCAGCGCCTGGGTTTGCCGGCCGACCATGTCCGCCGTCTGCAGGGTTGCTAAACCACCATCAGATGCAGGAACGTAAGGGGTTGCGGTCGGGGCAACCTGCTGGCTGTCGTAGCGTGGTACGGTCGGCATCACACTCCCGTTTTCTTTTGTGCATACCAGTTTCTCGCCACGGTGCCAGCACCGGCCAGGAGCGAGCCGGCACTAGACGCCACGGGCGACATGGAGTCCGCCGCGCTGCGCGAATACAGCGCGGAGTTTTGTTGGTTGGTGGCTTGCGTGCGGTAGCCCCATGCAGCGCGTACGGCATTCGCGTACGTGGTTTGCGCATCGAGCTGGGACAGGGTTTCTGTATCGGAAAGCACCCGCGCCGCACTGCCCTCGCCCAGGTCGATGCCGTTGGCCGCCAAGGAGGTGCGCTGCGCGCTCTCGACCTGCGCGCCCTTGAGCTGCACCTGGTTGGCCTGTTGCTGGCCCTGCAGCAGCGTCGATTGCGCGGTGCGTTCTGCCAGGCGTGCGTTAGTCTCGGCGACCGTCGCCTGGTACTGCAGCGCGCTTTGCTGCGCCTTTGTGCTGTAGTACGCCCCGATGCCAGACGTTAGCATGCCGCTAATCGACATGGTGTTGCCGGCCTGCCCCATGGCGGCGGGGTTTATGCTGCTTCCTAGCCAATCAAGAATACCGGCCATAAATGCTTCCTGTTTGAGTACAAGCACACATTACCGTGCGCTTTTTAGGACACGCGCACCTAGCCGCCGACCGTGACTTCAGTCGTCATCGACACAATGGTCAGCGGCAGCGGGTCCGCCTGGCGGATCATCACCTGGCCGGTGTTGCCCCAGCTCGGCGACAGCACGATCTTGACTTCATCGGTCAGCAGGTTCGGCGGCGAGCCGTACGGCTCGGTGGTGCGCTGCTTGGCTTCTACCAGCTTGTCGGCCGACGGGCCGGCGAAAATGCCAGCCGAGCCATACACGCGCAGCCACACCGCATTCACGTTTTTCGGTTTGCCCTGCCCGAATCCGGCATCGATCTGCGCGGCCAGCGGCAAAGTGAAAAGGTCCGCCGTGATCGGCAGTCCGACGGTGACCAGGCTTGCCGCCTGCTGCAGCGTGATCTGGCCGCCGGTAACCACCTGCTGCGGCATGACGGCGCCGTCGGCCAGGATGCTGACCGTCTTGCCTTCCAGGTGCGACAGTCCGGTGATGGTGCTGGCCAACGCGCCGCTGTAGGTTAGGCCCGCGTCCACGAAGAACGCGGCAGCGCGACTGGCGAACCGCCGGGACTGCATCTGCTCCACGTAGCGCACGGTGCTGCCGTTGACCGTCCGGCTGACAATTACGTACAGCACATCTTCTGCGCCTTCTGCCACCACGCAGCAGGATTCGAACACGCCGTCGGTGTCGTGCTGGCTCCACGCGCCGATCTGCTGCTCCGGCACGTAGGTCAGTCCTAACAGCTTGCCGGAGGTGCTGACCGCCCAGGCGATCGGGTAAGGCGCCTTGGCGTAGGACAGATCGACAATATCGTACCCGTCGAACAAGTGCGGTGCGCGCAGCGACAGATCGCCGGTGATGTAGCCGTTCGACTGCCATGCGTAGGCCATTTCCCGCATGTGGCCGCCGCGCGCGGCGGCGAACAGCACATTGTTGTTGATGATGACCGGCTGCGTGTTGTTGGCGCCGACAAACGACTGCGGCTTGACCGATACCGACGATGGGGTGATCGCGTCGGTGTTGATCGACGTGACCCGCCACTCGGCCGAGCTGGTCAGCAATAGCAGCGAAGTCAGCGGTACCACATGGCGGATGGTGTTGGCTTCACGCGCGGATACCCGGAAAGCGATTGAATCGTCGTCCCTGGTGGGGAAGGAATAGGACATATCGCTCTCGGTGCCCGAGCGCGTCATCCACAGGTTCTGCGGCTTGTTGATAGTGCCGGCAAAGCACCGCCGCTGCTCGAAGTACGATACCGCGCCGGGGTAGTCGCCAGCGCCGGGGAACGGATTGAGCACCACCGGAGGCGTCTTGCTGACATCGGCCTGGATGTTGTTGTCCACGAACGACGTGCCGCTGGCGCGGCCGACATAGCCATACAGCCCGTTGGAAAACTTGTAGACGTTGTAAGTGCCGGCGCCGGTCACGGCTGCCCAGGTGATGGTGTTCTGGTTACCGGTTGTCAGCAGGTTGTTGGTGCAGGAAGCCGGGGCGGACGCTGGCGATTCGGCTGTGCGCGTATCTCCGGATCCGACCGCTGTGACGACGTACTGGTATTGCGTGGTACCGCTGCCGACACTTGCCGAGGCGGCCACTCCGGTGGGGGCTGCGAGTGGCGAAACGAAGGAGATCGCGGTCAGCGTCCAGTTTGTGGAGCCCAGCCGCCGCAGTTCCTGTGGCGCGTAGTTCGGGTGCACGAGAGTCAGCACGTCGGCCGACTGCACATAATGAATGTTCGGCAGGTCGGCTTCCGCGTACGGATTGACCACCTCGTACGGATTGCCGGTACCGTCCAGGAGAGTCGCGCCTTGGGTGTGGAAGCGGAAGTATCCCGCCCCCAGCTCGATCACCATGGTCTGCGTGGTGCTGTAGGTGAACGGGATCAGGCGGGATTTCTTGGCGCCGCTGTCCTTGGTCGCACTCACGAACTTGAAGCCAGGCCGGTTGGCGGCGGGCCCATGCGGTAGCGGAATGAAGTTGCGGCAGGTGGCCACGCCGGACTGATACTTGGCGTCGCCGATGTGGCCGTAAAACTCCGGCGTGACCTCGCCGCCGGAGAAGGATTGCGAGAAGCTGCGCACGCTGGTCATCGGTTGGCCACCCATGCTGGTGCGGAACGGGTGTCAGCCTTGTGCTGGTTGGAATCTGATACCTTGGCTTCTGTCAGCCAATTCCTGAATTCCTGCAGCAATGCCCTGGCCTCACTGCGGCCGACTTCCCCCTTGAGCACGGGGCCGGCCAGATGCGACGCCAGAAGAATGGAGAGGCCGGTGACGAACAGCGGCGAGAACTTCGTGGTATCGGTGACCAGCGCGGTGTACAGCAGGACCGCATTTTCCTGATTCGAATAGATGACGGTGTTGCCATTGGCGTCCGTTTCCGTCGCATAGGGCTGCGGCGTTGGCATGCCCAGGCTGCTGTTCGGCAAGCCCGGCCTCACCCAAGATTGTGAAAAATTCGTGGTCGTGTCGCTGGGCGCGTCGCTTGCGTACACGTTAACCGGGTTGTTCATATCCGCCGGCGCGGCGTAGGCGAACTTCCACTGGCTCGGTGGAGTGGAGGCAAGCAAAGCGAGCTGTGCCCGTTTCGTTGCGAAACCCCAGTCATGCATTTCCAACATCGCATCGCGCGCGATCGGGTAAAAGCGGGCGGCGTGCGCGGCTTGCGCACTGCCTTCCGGCGGGTCCATGCTCGATACGGTAGCATCGTCGCCCAGGCGCGCCAGTGACAGGTTCGCAATATCAACAGCGGAAGCCATGCGGTTCTCCTAAAAAATGCGGGGGCCGAAGCCCCCGCGAAGTTCCAACTTCTGGTTGGAGGAGACAGGGTTACACCAGCGGTTCGCCGCTGTTTTGTGCATCGTTGCTCTCGCCGTTGTCGGCCGCAAGAGCCTGCTTGGAGGTGAGCTTCTGCAGGTTCTCGCCGGCTTCGCCGTCGTGGTCGACGATTTCGCCCGGCTGCACCAGCTTGTTGCCGATGAAGGAGGTTTGGAGTACGCGGTATTTAGCCATCGTTCACTTCTCCTTAGGCTACGGCGAAGCCGCTCGGGTAGCTGGTCTGCTTGTCCTGCTCGGACAGCACGATGCCGGCGGTGAAAGAGCCTGCCGTCAGCGGACCGGTGCCGACGCTGTAATACAGGCGCAGATAACGGCGTGCCGGATACGGATCGGTGCGGTCGATCTTCATCGGGATCGTTGCGCCTGCGGTCAGCGAAGCGATCGGGATGGCATCCGTCTGGCCGATGGTCTGCACATTGGTGGTGAAACCGGCGTCGTCGGCCTGCTGGATCTGGAATGTAACGGTCGCTGCACCGGCTGCGGTGCAGGCGGTATTGGCGCGGATGTCGACTTGCAGGCCTTCGCCTTTGCCGATGTCGCGGGCAAGTCCCAGATCCACCACGTTGGTCGAAGCGGCGCTAGCCGTTACCGCTTGCGCGGCCGAGAATTGCAGGAATGCGTCTTGGTACATGGCTTTGTTCCTTTCCGATTAGACCACGCGGGCTTCAGTGTTGAGGATCTGGTCAACGCGACGCAGCGGCACACCCAGGAAGGATGTCCAGTTCATCGGCGTGCCGAACTGGCTCAAGCCCTTCTCGATCGACAGCGAGTTCTGCGACTTGTCCAGGGCGGCCACGCGCATCATCGAGGCGACGGTACGGTTCATGTAGAACGCAGCACGGCCCATACCGAAGTTCGGGATGCGGTCCAGCGCGCGCGCCATCAGCTTGATCACAGCCGTGGATGCTGTCGACGCCTGCGTGGTCGCCTGGGTCGTGAGGTCCGTCACGTTGATGTTGGCGATGCGTACCACGTAGCGCCAGTCCTTGACCACCATGCCGTTCTTCCACTGATAGTGGGTCTGCAAAGCCTGGTACGGGTTGCCGTTGCTGTCGTAGACAGTCAGCTCGCCCTGGTCGTTGTGGATCAGGCCAGCCTTCGATCCCTTCGGGAAGGTGCAGAATGCGGTTTGCTCGCCCCACACTACCAACCAGATGGAGGTGTTGTTCGAACCGGTGCCGCCGGCGTCGATGATGTTCTGCGCATTGCCCGCGCCGGAGATCTGACCGAAGCGCGGAGCGAGGCCCAAGTACTGGCGGTTGTCCGATACCGGGTTACCGTAGAACATGGTTTGCGCTTGCGTCTGGTTCATCGACTCCAGGAAGGCGCTGTCTTCCGAAAGGCGGAAGGCTGCGGTATTGCCGTTCAACTCCGCCAGATCCTTGTCGACGGCGGAGTAGGCTTCCAGGAGGCCGACCGATTCATCGACTTGTGCGGTGGTCGATTTGGAACGCGGAACGCCCTGGTTGATCGAACGCCAGTAGACTTGCGGCAGGCCGGTACGAATGGTGACGCGGTGGCCGGTCGGCAGGTTGCCTTCCACAAAAACCGCATCTTCCAGAATTTCATTGGACTGCGACAGCAGTTCCGCGACTACCGGAACTTTACCGTCCGGGTCCAGACGCTTGGCCCAGTCAGCCAGGGTAAGTGCGCCGGTCGAGAGAGTTGCCATATTGAGCTCCTATTTAGTTTTTCGGCTGATTCGGATACAGGCGAGACGACAAATCCTTCCCGCCTTGCGGACCTTTGCCCGCGCCTGCAGGCACGAACTTGTCCTCACTGATAGCTTTGCCGGCCTTGTAAAACGCCCGGATCAATTCCGGATGGTTGCCAAGGCCGGTTTCGTTCAGCAGCGTGCGCAGCTCGGGGGTGCCGAAAGTGTCCAGCGCTTTCTTGGCCACCGCGAGGTTTTCGGCCAGCCTCTCGCCGCCGAACTCCTTGTCGCCTTTCGCGGTCTCGGCCCATTCGTTCTGCACCTTCTGGAAGTTCTCCATCTGGACGGCGGCGATCTTCGGGCCGATGGTGTCGAGCATCTTCTGCGCGGCTTCCTGCGGCATGTTCAACTCGCGGGCGACGGATTCGTAGGCTTCCAAAACTTCTGGGTTGAAGCTACGTCCGTCGGGCGCCTTGAATTCATACTTTTCAGGCGCGCCCGGGGGCTTGCCTTCGCCTTCGGTCTTGGCTGCGCCTTCGGTGTTTGCTTCGCCCGCTGGCTTGTCGCCAGTGGCAGCGGCTTCCTTGGCGCCTGCTTGCTGCTGAACTGCTGCGCCCTCGCCCGCCATGGCCGTCGATGCGGCCGCGGTGGATTCGGATGCAGCACCTTGCTGTGCTCCGGTGTCAGTGGTGTTTGTTCCGGCGATCAGCGAATCACTCATGTTTTTTGCGTTCCTCTACCATTTCGGTATAGCGTTGCGGGCAGTGCTCGTGGATCTTCGCCAGGAGAGCCAAACCCTCGTTGCGGCGTCCTTCGGCAAAAGCCATCGTCAGCGCGTTCGTGTTGAAGGAAAGTTGCCACACTCCTGCGCGGTCCAAGATGCGGCGGGCGATCCGCCGGCCGCGCTTGGAACTCATCAGCCACTTGATGTCCTCCGCTTCGGTCTGCGCCGCCAGCTGCGCGCGCTGCTGCGCTTCTTCGCGGCTTAGTTCCTGCGCATGGATGTCAAGTGGGTCATGTGCCATGCACGCACTCTAAGCGCGCCCGCGCGGGGTACGCGCACCCTAGCCGCCGTACAGCAGCGAGGCCGAGGACTGCGCGTCCTGCGAACTGCCCAGTTCCATCGCCGTGATCTGCAGGTCTACGCTGGAGCTGGTGTTCTCGTCAGCCTCGCCCGGCTCCTTTTCCGTCTGGATTTCGTTGGAGCGGGTGCCGGTCACGCGCACCATGGCGGTCAGCTGCATTGTGGTGCCGACCTTCGGCAGTTGCGTGAGGCCCAGCTTCTCCAGCGTCTCGTCGTCCAGGTAGATGCACAGGCCGTACGGATATTTCGGCAGGTCGCCAGCGATTGCGCCGGTTTCTTCCTGCGCCTCCTTGCGATCCAGTTGCATGTCGATCATTGGCATTTATGTTCCTTCCGGTACGCCCAGCCCCTGGCTGAACAGGTTGACCACGTCGGAAGCGGCATTGCCTCCCGTGGTGGGGGTTTGCCCCAGATTCTTCATCGCCTGCGAAGCCTGCTGCATCTGCTCGGCCTTGGCTTGCTGCTGCTGGGCCTGCGCACGCTGCGCGCGGATCTGCGCGACTTGGTCGTCCGGCACGATCAGGTGCGGGGAGACGCCCAGCATGTCGCTGTAGGTGTCGGCCCACTTGTCGGCGTCGAACTTGTCCAGCACTTCCGGCTTGTACTGGGCGATGGCGCCCAGATTACCGACGAAGCGGTCCACGCCGTTGGTGGCGATCGCGCGCTGCGCCTGGGCCAGCATGGACACCAGCTCCACGCTCAGCTCCTGCCCCTGCAGCTCCTCGGGCGGGGGCGGGACGATGCCGGCGGTCAGCATGCGCTTGAAGGTCATCTCGATCAGCGGATCGAGCAGTTCATTCTGCAAGCGCTCTAAGACCGGGCCCAGCAGGATCATCTTTTCTTCGTGGCGCTCGGCCACTTCGGTTGCCGTCATGCGGCCGGATTGATCATCCGACATCATGCGGAAGATGTCCGAATAGAACGCACTGTTGATGCGGCCGCGCACATCCTGAATGTCTTCGAGCAGGTACTGCAGGTTGAGGTTGACGTCAAAAACAGTCTTGATGCCGCCGTTAGGATTGGCCGAATCGACAAACGAAATGCCGCCCGGCAGGGTTTCCACATCGCGGTTCTTCATCGAAGTGGGCACCTGCAGCGGCGGCTTGGTCATGTAGTCGATGCCCTGCGCCTTGCGCAGCTGCTCGTGCTGCAGCTGCTTGATGTCGCCCAGCGCTTCCATGCCCGGACTGTTGCCATAGATGTCGCCACCGGCGACTTGCCAGCGCGGGCACAAGGCCGGAAATTCTTCATAGCCGGATTCGCGCAGCAGCCGGTCCGGATCGCTGCCGATCTCGAAAGTGATCGAGCGCCACGGCATGTTCTTGGCATCGCGCTTGCCGACATCGCGATCCTCGCGCGGCTCGATCGCATGCACCAGCGTAATCCACTGGTCCAGCTGGTGGCGGTCGAACATGTTCTGGATCGTGGTGCTGCAGTTCTCACGTCCGAATTCCTTGACGATCTCGCCGACCGTTTTTTGGAATTCACGGTAGAGCGTGCACACCGCGCCGTTGTAGTCGGTGGCGATGCAGAATTCGCCGGTGGTCAGCGGGTGGTGGTGGATGACGTTCTTGAAATCATCGGCCACGATCGAGGCAGCGGTGCCAAACGCGCCCAGCTCCTCGTACATGGTATGCAGCGCACGGTAGGTATTCGACTTCTGGAAGACCGACAACATCACGTCGGTGGTGTCGTCCAGCCAGGTGCGCACCGCGGCGGACTTCATCAGGTCCGGATCGTTGGTGGCCAGCCGGAACCAGGGACGCGCCGGGCTCGTTAAGCCGGACATCAAGCCGGCCGCCAACGTGCGCAGCGCGCGCGTACCCGTGGAATCGTAAATCGCATTGTGCCGGCGCCAACCCTTGTCGCGATCCTGCACGAAGTAGCGGCCGTTGCGCGGCAACAGGTAGGCGGTGATTTCCTGGTAGTGCGCCCACCAGGATGCGCGCTCGGATTTCAGCTGGCCGAGGCGCGAGGCAAGTTGCTGCTTGATGGTCTGATCGGCCATTGTCAGCTTCCGAGCAAGGTGGATTTGCCCAGGTTCAGTGTGCTGGGATCAATGCCGGAAGGGCCGGTCAGCATGGTGCCGGATGCACCGGACTTAGCCGCCTGCTGCAGCGCTGACATGTTCGCTGCGGTATCGGGTTTCTTCGGGTTGGCGGCGTTCACGGCCTGGTCGGCTTGCTGTTCTTGCTTGGCTTGCTGCTGCTTGGCCTGGTCCATTGCTTCGTTCTGCGCGCTCCTGGCCTTTTCGCCGTTGTAGACTGAATAGGCGGTGCCTGCGACAGCGGCGATGGCCATCCATGCGGTTGCTGAAATTCCGAATGCCATTATTCGCTCTCCTTTGTCAATACGGGCTTTTCAGCAAACTCGATGCCCGCACGGCGCGTTTGCAGCATGGATGATTCGCCGGTCATCTCGTCCTCGATCGCCTGCAGATCGGTCAGCTCGGTAGGCCAGACCGTGGTCCAGTAGGTGTCAGCATGCGCAATACCGGCACGCTTGAAGCCCGCATTGGCCGGGACCACGTGAAAGCCGGTCAGCCGTTTCGGACCGTCATCCGTGGTGACTGTGATATCGCCATGCAGAATGCTGAGGTTATCGATGTTGGTCTGTGCCCCGGTGAGCACGGTACCGGCTGGAATGAAGATCGTGCGGGCGCACATCTTGCCGTGCACCAGGCTCGTGGTATTGAGATCCACTTGCGGAAACTGCAGCAGTACGTTCTCGACCTGCGCGACGGCCTGCGGCGTGGGCATGCCTGCCATCAGTTCCATTTCGTTGAAATTTGTATCGAGTTGTGGCATCCCTACCCCTAGTTATGCGTAGGGATCGTACCCACCGGGCGGGGGAGCACGCGCACCCGGTAAAATACAACTTCTTGCAACACAGAGAGGAGACCAATGAAAATCGCCATGACCATCTTGACCGTGATGCTTGCTGGTTGCGCCCATACTGCGCACTCGGCGCGTATTGCAGTGCTGCAGAATCCGGAAACCAAGCAAACGGTCGAATGTCGCCCGGACCCGTGGGGTGACCTGAACTACAAACTTCAGATCGATAACTGCATAGCCGCCTACCAAAAAGCCGGGTACAAACTTGTGGCCGACTCTGCCGATCAACCCGCCCATTAAGCGTAGGGATCGTAGTCGCGCATTTGTTGGTTACGCATACCCGGCAGCATCGAGCGCTTCGGGGTGTCCATCAGCGCCAGGATGTAGGCTGACGCCCAGTCAGGCGAGCGGCCAATGCGCTTGACGATCGCTTCGCGGCTCTCCACCTGGATCGTGGCGCCGGCCAGTTCCCACTTCGGCGCGCACAAGTCCGCGAGCAGCTGCTTGGACGGCGGCAAGGCGATGCCGGTATTGTTGGCCGGGTCGAGCGCTTCGCGCATCTTCCACCACAGTTCAGACCGCTGGTTGAAAAAGCGCAGCCGTCCGGACCTGTCCGTGGCCAGCGATTTCTCAGACACGTTCACGCCCAGCACCTGCTGGTTGGCGGTGTTCAGGAAGTCGTAAGGCGACGCGCCCACGCCGATCACATCGATGTGAATCGGGGCACCGTCGCGCATGGCCGCAATGACCAGGCCGGCCACACTCGGGCCATTTGGGGTTTCGGTACCCGGATAGGCCAGCGGCTCGTCGAACCACATGCCGTGGCGCCGCGCAATGATCGTGTTGTCATCGCCGCCGCGCGCTACGTCCACGCCCATGCTGTCCATGGTCTGAAGCTTGGCAGGCCGTGTCCAGCGCGCTTGCGCAGCTTCCACCCAAGCGGTTGGAATGACTTGCCACGGGTCGTCCTTGATGCCGGCCTGGAAATCGCCGTACAGCATTTGCGAGCGCAGCGGCTCGGGCAGGGCTTGAAGTGTCGACATGTAGCCGGTGCTCGCCAGATAGGGGTTATCGGAAACGCGCGACGGGATGAACGTTCTACCCTTCGGCATGATGATGTCTTGCGGCTGGAAGGCGGCCGGATCGAAGTCGTAAATGCGCTTGCCATCCACCATCACGAACGGATCAGGACGGTCCACCCACACGTCGCGCACCTTGCCATCAGCCGTGGGCAACATAGCGGCGTAGCGGATCTCTCCGGGTTTGGCCGGATTGGGAAACTTCGGGTCAAGCCAGGGTGCGAAGAACTCGAGGATCCAGCGGCCCTCCGCATTGGTCGGCGGGTTAAAGGCCAGCAGTGCCTGGCATTTCTGGCCGGGCACGGTCGAGCGCAGCCAGCCGAGCAGGAAGCGCACCTGGTGCTCGAGGAAGTTGGACGCCTCGTCGAACACCAGCAGATCGTGAGGCCGGCCCTGGTATTTCGTTTCATCGCCCAGGTGTGGCGTGGCGCCGAATTCGATCTGCAGCGGCACACCGTCACGGCGTGAGGTGCGCCAGATGCCCTTGGTCGAGTTAAAGCCGTTGTCGTGACCGATCAGCTCGATGAAGCGGTCAACGATACCGGTGAGCTGCGTGCCTTCACGCCGCAAGATCATCACCTTGCGGTGCTGGGTCAGTGTCTTGCCGCAAGCCAGATCGGTCTTGCCGCCACCTGCGGCGCCACCGTAGCCGATGATGTCGGCCTGGGATTCGTAGGCAAGGGATTGCGGCCCGGGGAGTGGTTGCCAGATCGGCAGGCGCCGCTTTTTTTCGCGCAGCAGCAGGAGCAGCCGTTCCTTGGCTACGCGGTCGTAATCGCTCTTGCCGCCGCCAGGCGCACCGCCATACGCCCTAGACGAGATCGCTGACATCGCTGTCTTGCTTCGTCGTGCTGTGGCCCACCAGCGCGACGAGCTGCGCGAGCTCTTCGTCGATCTCTTCGTCAGACAGCTTGCGCAGCTCAAGCGAGCCGGCCAGTTCCAGCTTGCTGTTGTCGCGGTACTTCTCGGGGGCGTGAGCCTTGAGCAGGAAGATCGCCAGCGTGTCGCTGTACTCCTTCATCGTGGCCAGCTTGGGGTTGCCGTTCTCGTCCTTCAGGATCGGCGGTACGTCGTAGAGCTTGCCGGTATCCGGGTTGACCGCGTTCCAGTCGCGCAGGTAGGTGAACTGGCCTTGGTGCGATAACGGCTTGTCGATGCCCTCGAAGGCCCGGCGGTGCGCTTCATCCTCCAGGGCGAGCAGACCTGCCTTCATCGCCTCATCCCATGCGGTCGCAAATTCCGGAATGTCCCTGCGCCAGATGTAGGCGGTGTATCGCGAAATGCCGACAGCCGCAGCGGCCTTGCCAACGTTGCAAGTCTCGGCCAGGGCAGCGCAAAAGGCGGTCAGCTTTTCAGGTGTCAATTTCATGCATGGCACGATAAATCGCGCCGCGCAATCCACGCGCACCCTATCGGCGGCGATAGCTGACGATGTCGCGCACCGTGCGCACGCCGCATTCGAATTTCGATGCGATGCGCTTGTACCCCAGCCCCTGCTCGTGCAACTTGCGAATCATCTCCACCTCGCCATCGGTCAACGTGGCTCGGGGATGGTTCTCGCCACGCCGCAGTCCCGGTTTCAACTTTCGCTTCTCGCGCATCCCGACCATTTCCACACCTCCCAATTTGCGAATTATTACGTGCAGATTTTTACCAGTAGCCGCATTGCAAAATTTTGCGAGTTCACCACGCCAAAGCCTTGGGTTCACCACACCAAGGCACCGCACCGTTGCACCACAACCACCCCCTACTACGTAGGGGGGTTGGGGTCGTGGTGCAAGCAGCACGGAATGCGCCCCGCACCATTTGCACCGTGGTGCAAAAGATGGTGCAGATGGTGCAACCAACTTGCAAAGATTTACGCGCAATTTTTAGCGGATTCGTCTGCACCATGTGAAAGATGGTGCAGTGCTGCGCGTAGTTTTTAGCAAATTGCATTTTTCTGCGCCCTCTTCACAACACCGAAATGCAGTCTTCTTCCAGAAAAAAGGGAGCATCATCCCCTTCGCACAGTGCCATCAGCGCCCGCCTGGCATGCTGCTTTCTGGTATCCCGCTTCCCTTTTTCCGGTGCCGGACTGCGTCGCACCGCCTCCTCGATCACCGCATCGACCTCGATGCCGGCGTTCTGGCCAAGGGCGATTTCACTGACCACGTCCAGCACCAGCTTTTCCCATTTGCCCACCGGACGACCGCGCCCGACTACCGTCGGTACCTCTGCTTCGACCACCACGCAGCTGTCGATCACGTCGCCATCCTCGTCCACTCCGATCGCCACCGTGCCCAGATCGAAACCCCACTCGCCGTGGTCGTCGCCATCCTTTTGCTTGTCCACCCGGATCACGCGGCCTGAGACCGTGCGGACTATCTCAATCTGGGAATCCGCGCCTGCACGCAGACCGGACCATCCGCGCGCCCCTTTGGAGGCATCCTTGCCCGCGTGGTGGACCAGCATCACCACGGCGCCCGTGGCCCGGTGGATGCCCTTGCAATGCGCCATAGCCTTGCCCATGTCTTCCGATGCGTTTTCATTCGCGCCCGGCATGACCTGGGCGAAGGTATCCACGATGATCAGATCGGCGCCGCCATCGGCGACGACAGCCTTGGCCACGTCGACCGCATCAGCCTTCTGCAGGAAATTCGGAGCGGCATGGATCACGCCAAACGGTACTAAGCCAAGGTCGACGCCGTGGTGCATGGAATAGGCCGCCAGACGGTTCCTGAAGCCACCAGCGCCCTCGGCGGCGATGTAGACCACCTTGCCTTGCCTGGTGCGCTTGCCGCGCCATTCAATGCCTCTTGCAATCGCCATGGCGATATCCAGCGCCACGAACGTCTTGCCGGATCCGGACTCGCCGAACAGCACCACCAGCTCGGCCGCCGGGATCAAGCCCTTGACGATCCAGCCCGGCCGCTTGCCGACCGCGAACTCGCCGGCCGGGATGACCTTAAAGCGCATGTCCTTGACCGGATTCACAGCTGCAGCGTCTCCCGCATCAGCGACTACTTCGAAGTCTTCCGCGCTGGCCACATCCGCATCGATGTGGGCGCCATGCTCGTTGGCCAGCTTGACCAGGGTGCGCGCCGTCACGGGCCGGTGGCCGCCTTTGCCGAACGATTCCCACTTCATGCGCCCATAATCAGCCGTGGTGTATTTGGAGCTGGTGGCGCTCCATTCGTCCCAGATATCGAAGCGCTCGCCTTCAGTCTCGTGATGGACCGCCATGCCGACTGCCAGCCATTCATCGTAGGAGAGATCCGTGGGCAGCACATCCAGGCATTCGCGCAGCTGCGCCTCGGTCAGGCCCAGCCGCGGCTCGTAGGCCATCAGCGGATCGTCCGGCTCGAACGCCTGAGTGACGTCGGAAGACTTGCGTGCAAAACGCCTAGCGCATAGCTCGAGCACCGCCTCGTTGACGGGCGCTAACGTGTTCTCCGCGCCCAACATGTCGGTGATATCCAGCCGGTTGCCGGTGAAGGTGACGAAGCCCTTGGAAGAGAAGGTCTCGAAGCCATAGTTCCAGCCGGGGCCATTCGACTTCCCATTGCCCAGGTTGCCGACCATGAAGGCGCGCACGCCTTCGCCGGACGGCGAATACTCGGCATACGTGCCGGCGATCACGCGCTCGACTTCCGGATGCACGCCACCTTCGGCCATGCACTTGTCGAAATCCAGCGCCACCACGCCGAAGTCCGGCATCAATGCCAGGCCCACGCCGTCGAAGCCACGGCGCGCAGCTGCAGCCTTGGCCGCGTAAAACGCCGTCAGCTGGTTGCGGTCTTCCGTCCGCCCTTGCACGCCATGACGGCGACCGCCACCGGTGTAATACGGAACCTTGCGCGGCTTGGGCTCGCCAGCATGATGCTCATACCGCCAGATCAGCCAGCCCGGCAGGTTACGCAGTGCGTCCGGGGCCGTGACGCTTGCGAGATGCGGTTTGATGGTCGCGACTGCTGTCATACCGTGCCTTGTTTGTTATTCGTCAAATGTGAGGAGCCGGAACCTTGGTCTTTGTCAAAGGCCAGTTGCATGATGGTGTTGAAATATCGGATAAGGGAAAATGTTTGTCCGCAGAATTACACCAAACAATAACGGCCTTGCTCATGCCGCAGGCCCTTCCGGCATTTCAGCCCAGTGCGTGGGCACGATGATCAAGCCTTCCGCTGTCTTCCAGCGCCGACCGTCCCGGTATCCCGGCCACACCGGTTCAGATGCGTCCGGGTGGTAAAGCAGCACCGTTGTGTCATCGTCCGGCAGCTGCTTTACCACCGGGATCCACGTAATCTGTTCCTTTTTCATGACGGAAAACCTCGATTAGCTCAAAGGTTGCGGTCCGACAACATCCGCCGGGATGCCATCGGTAGGATTCGGGTACAGCACCGGGTCCAGCATGTGCGGGGTGAACTTCCAGTTAGTGAGTTTCGCCAGGGGGATGACACGCGGGGCCGGGAGCTTGTCCCTAGTGATCCACTCGTAAACAGAAACCGGATTGATTTCGAACTCAGAAGCAACCTTCGCAGCACCGCCCGCTTCGATAACTGCATCTTCAATGTACATAACTATGGGCCCTTTTTGTCTAAAATTTAGGCATTACCTTAATCCATGATAACAGGCAAGACCTTAGAAGTAAATGATAGGCTTTGCCTTATGCACATAGGAGACCGAATAAGGGAAAAGAGGAAAAAGCTGAAGCTCACCCAGGCGCAAGTCGGTGAGTTTTTCGGCATTTCGAGCGTGTCAGTTTCCGAATGGGAGAGCGGAAAAAGCAAGCCAGATCAGGAAAAACTCGCCCCCTTGGCGCGTCTATTGAAAACGTCGGTGAATTTCTTGCTCGAGGGCCGCAGCGATGTGCCGGTAGAGCCGATCTACACCACCGCCGAACGACGCTGGCTGAAAAGACGCGCGGACGACATCATCGAAGAGTATGGCGAGGGCTACAGGACGCTGGGAAAGCTTCCTCTGATTTCGGATGTGCAGGCCGGAAATTGGAGTGAAATCGTAGATAACTTTCAACCCGGGGATGCCGAGGACTGGATCCCCTGCCCGTTCAAACACGGGTCGAATGCCTTCATTTTGCGGGTGGCAGGCTATAGCATGTACAACCCCGGCGGCGACAAGTCCTACGCGCCGGGCGAATTCATCGCCGTCGATCCGCAGGTCGAACCGCTGAACAAGCGCATGGTGGTTGCCAAGATCGACCACGAAGAGCGCGCCACCTTCAAGCAGTTGATCGTCGAGCCGGATGGAACGCACCTGCTGATGGCGTTGAATCCTTCCTGGCCAAACCGCATCATGCCCATGCCGCCGGACTCCCGGATCGTGGGCGTGGTCATAGGAAAATGGACCCCCGAATGAAAACCAAAATAATCGTGTTCGGGCTATCTGCTATGCTCGTAGTCGCTCAAGACACCAGCGCACAAGACTGCTCTCAATTCCCCAATCTAGCCCCCTATATGCCGTCCTGCGGCGGACAGCCTGCCACTTCCGCATCCCCGGAAGATGAACTTAAAATTGTTGAAGTTTGGACCCGTGCTTATATGCAGTGCGCGATAAATACAGTAGACCGGATTGACGATGAGGTTTCTGATGCACAGACCATTGCCGTCGCCCTAAGCGCACAATGTAAAGACGCCTACCCGGTCATCAACAAAGTGATGCGAGTCTCAGATCGTGATGACTTGACAAAGCGCTTGCTCCCGCGACTTACTGAAGTCGTGCTCTATCACCGGACAGCAGTGAAAAGAAAACCTTCTGGCATCGCTCCAAAAAAGCCACAAACTTAACGTTAAGAAAACCTCCTTAAACCCGCCCTCCGGCGGGTTTTTTATTGCATGTCAAAAATAAATTAAGGCAATGCCTTGACTTTTTATAGAGGTATCCCCTAATATTTGAATCAAGGCAATGCCTTAATTCATTGACCAACCGCAAACAGGGGGAAACCATGTCGCTCGAAATTGCAATTCAAGAAAACACCGCCGCGCTCCGCGAGTTGATCGCCGCGATCAGCAAAGGCCTGCCGGTCGCTGCTTCCACCGTGGCGGAAGTTGCTGCTAAGTCCGCTGAAGTGACCGCCAAGACTGAAAAGGCTGCCGAGGTAAAAAAGCCCGCTGCGCAGACTGCTTCGTCCCAGCCTGGTGCACAGCCCCAATCGGAGGGCCAGAAGGCCGCTGCGCAAGAATCCCCGGCTGCAGCTGATGTCACTTATGACGATGTCAAGGCCGCCGTGATCGAGCTGTCGAAAGAAAAAGGCCGTGAGATGACGGTCGCCCTGCTCTCCCGCCACGGCGTTGCCAAGGCGCCGGACTTGCAGCCCGAACAGTACGCCGCCGTGGTGGGCGATGTCAAGAAGGTGCTGGCCGGCGAACTTAATCCGGAAGCTGCGGAGATCGCTTAAATGGGCGCCCACGCCAAACTCTCCCCGAGTTCGGCCGCGCGCTGGATGCGCTGTGCCGGCAGCCTGGCGATGGAAGCCGATCTGCCGGATACCTCCAGCGAGTTCGCCGACGAAGGCACCGCCGCGCACGATCTGGCCGCCCAGTGCCTGACAGAAGGCGTGCCGGCGGTGACTTATCTGGGCCGCGAAATCAATGTCGGCGAGCGCGTCTTCACCGTCGATGATGACATGGCCGAGAACGTCCAGGCCTATGTCGACGCGATCTACGAGCGCATCGAGCGCTTCAAGATGGCCGGCGCCAAATCGGTCGAAATGCTGGTCGAGGTCAAGGTCGATTTTTCCAGCCTCATCGGCGTGCCCGGCCAGTTCGGCACCTCCGACGTGGTGCTCCTGGTCGAATGGCCCAACGGCGTGAACCAGATCGACGTCAATGACCTGAAGTTCGGGCGCGGGGTGAAGGTCTATGCAGTGCAGAACGAGCAGATGCAGCTGTATGCGCTGGGCGCCTATGACCAGTTCAGCGCCCTGGGCGACTACGACAAGATCAGCATGGCGATCCACCAGCCGCGCGTCGACCACTTCGACGAGTGGGAGTGCACCCGCAATGACCTGATGGAGTTCGCCGAGCGCGCCCGGGTCGCCGCTGAAAACGCGATGCTGTTCTATGACTCGCGCAACGAGATAGCCATCGACCCGTCCGACCTCACGCCCGGCGACAAGCAGTGCAAGTTCTGCAAGGCCAAGGCAGTTTGTCCAGCTCTTGCCGCCAAGGTGCAGGCAGACATCGGCAGCGACTTCGACACGATCACCACCTTCTCGTCTCCCGAACAGCAGGCGATGACATTGAAGGCCTTGACGCCCAAAACCCTGGAGACGATCGGCAAGGCCATGCAGGCGATCGATCTGATCGAGGCCTGGTGCAAGGCTGTGCGCGCACAGGCCGAGGTGGAACTGCTGGCCGGCCGCGAAGTGCCCGGCTACAAGCTGGTGCGCGGCAAGAAAGGCGCCCGCTCATGGGGCGATGAAGCCGCCGCCGAAGCCGCGATGAAGTCGATGCGCTTGAAGCAGGACGAAATGTACACCTTCAAGCTGATTTCGCCGACCACGGCCGAGAAGCTGCTCAAGGAAAACCCCAAGCGCTGGAACAAGCTGCAGACCTTCATCACGCAATCCGAAGGCGGTCTGTCCGTCGCTCCTCTTTCTGACAAGCGTCCTGCAGTCGTCATCGAACCGGTGGCCGACGACTTCCAGGATCTGACCGCAACCGAAACAGAAGAGGTGGGAGACCTCGTATGACCATCGCCGCAGCGGTCTCCGAAGCCAAGGTGCTGCCAGCCGAAGCCCGGGAAATCCTGCGGCATGCGATTCGTCAGAAGTACCCGACCGAGTTCGACCGTACCAAGGCGATCGAGGCGGCAATCAATCGGGTGAAGAAACTTTACCCGCAACACTTTAGAAAGGACTAGGAAAATGAAAGTCAAATTAGTCAATGTTCGCCTCGCATTCCCCGCGCTGTTCGAAGCCAAGACCGTCAACGGAGAAGGCGATCCGCGCCATTCCGCCGTGTTCATCATCGAGCCGGGCAGCGACAACGCCAAGACCTTGGCCGCTGCCGTCAAGGCCACGGCCAAAGAGAAATGGGGCGCCAAGGCCGACGGCATCCTGGCCGAGCTCAATAAGAAAGGCCGCATCTGCTACCAGGAATCGGCCAAGACCAACCAGTCCGGCGACGTGTATGACGGCTTTGAAGACAAGTACTTCGTCAACACCAGCAACAAGGCCCGCCCGCTCGTCATCGACCGCGACAAGACTCCGCTGACCGCTGCCGATGGTCGTCCGTATGCCGGCTGCTTCGTCAACGCCACGATCGACCTCTGGGCGCAGGACAACAACTACGGCAAGCGCATCAATGCATCGCTCATGGGAGTGCAGTTCTTCCGTGACGGCGATGCCTTTGCCGGCGGTGGCGTCTCCGCTCCGGATGACTTCGACGACCTGGGGGCCGGTGCAGAAGCCAGTTTCGAAGAAGAGAGCCTGGTCTGATGGCGCTGGTCGTCATCACCGTCGTGGACGACGAGGACGGTGAGGTGCAGGTCAGCGTGGTCGCCAACCCGGGATTCAATCCCGGCCAGCCGGAGACGGAACTCTCCGGCGCCCAGGTGGCTGCGCTGAACATGCTCAATGCGCTGAACGGCCAGGTCAAGCAGGACCGCGGCCTCATCCAGTTGCTGAGCTGAGTCGGTCCTGCCCTTCGGGGCAGGGCTATCAGGCGGTGGGTGCTGGAACACGTTTGCGGTATTTCCTCTTCGGACCGCAAAGCAGCACTCACCACCTGATAGCGGGGGCGACCACCTTAGAAATGCGTTTGCCGGCATTTTGGAGCCCGAGATTGCTACCCCTTCGTGCCCGCTGAGATCTGACACACGAAGGCAGTGCCCAAACCGCGGGTAGCCGGTAACAGTGATCGTGGAAATCTCGGGAACGGCTTTAACGAAACCAAAAGGACATGGACATGATTTACGGGACACTGAGCAACGATGAACTGGAACGCATCGTCTACTGCAACCCTGGCAACGAGCAAGCCAAGGCCGAGCTACTGAGCCGCGTCACCGGCCTGCTGGACCAGAACGATCAGGACCTGGTCGATGCCAAGGAGCGCATAGAGGAACTGGAAAAGGACTTCGAGAGCAAGTGCGAAGAACTGGAAAGAGCCGAGGACGAGCTCGGGGTACTGGACGAGAAGCTTCTGGAAGCTAATTCCCGTATCCACGAACTGACCGACATCACCGATCTGGTCTGAGCATGACCAAGCTCTACTGCGATCTGGAAACGTTCAGCGAAGTGCCGATCAACCACGGCACGCACGCCTACGCCGAAAAGGCGGAGGTCTTGCTGTGGACGTGGGCGCTGGACGACGGCCCGGTGCACTGCTGGGACGTGACCGAGGATCCGCACATGGCCGACGATCTGCGGGAGCTGCTGGCCGACCCTGCTGTTACCACGATCTGGCACAACGGCGGCATGTTCGACCGTGTCGTGCTCAAACACGCCATGCCGACGGTCTATGAAGCCGTGCCGATCGATCGCTGGCATGACACGATGGTGCAAGCGCTGGCGCACAGCCTGCCCGGCTCGCTCGATGCGCTGTGCGAGATCCTGAACGTGCCGCAGGACCAGCGCAAACTCAAGACCGGCAAGCAACTGATTCAACTGTTTTGCAAGCCGCGTCCGAAGAGCTCCGTGCTGCGCCGCGCCACCCGCAGCACGCATCCAGTCGAGTGGGAACAGTTCAAGACCTACGCGATGGCCGATATTCCCTCGATGCGCGCAGTGCACAAAAAGCTGCCGACCTGGAACTATTCCGGCGCCGAGATGGCACTGTGGCAGCTCGACCAGGCGATCAACATGCGCGGTGCGGCCGTCGACACGGAGCTAGCGCGCGCCGCCATCCGGGCGGTGGAGCGCGCGCAAAAGCACTTGGCGGCGCGCACCCGCGAGCTGACGAATAACCAGGTGGAGTCCGCCACCAAGCGCGACAAGCTGCTGGCGCATCTGTTGGTAGAGTACGGCGTTGATCTGCCTGACCTGCAGAAGTCCACGCTGGAACGCCGGGTTGACGATCCCAGTCTGCCCTGGGCGCTGCGCGAGCTGCTGGCGATCCGGCTGCAGGCCAGCTCCACCTCCACCAGCAAATACAAGACGCTGATCAAGGGCGTGAGCAGCGACGGCCGGCTGCGTGGCACGCTGCAGTTCAACGGTGCATCCCGCACCGGCCGCTGGGCCGGCCGTCTGTTCCAGCCGCAAAACCTACCCCGCCCTGCATTGAAGCAGAACGCGATCGACTTCGGCATCCAAGCGCTGAAAGCCGACTGCGACGACCTGATCACCGACAACGTGATGGAACTCACCAGCTCAGCGATCCGCGGCTGCATCGTGGCGCCGAAGGGCAAAAAGCTGGTGGTGGCCGATCTGTCCAACATCGAGGGCCGCATGCTCGCATGGCTGGCCGGCGAGCGCTGGAAGCTCAAGGCCTTCGCCGATTTCGACGCCGGTGTCGGCCACGACATGTACAAGCTGGCCTATGCCAAGTCGTTCGGCGTCACGCCGGAATCGGTCGACAAGGACCAACGGCAAAAGGGCAAGGTGCAGGAACTGGCGCTGGGTTATGAAGGCGGCGTCGGCGCGTTCCTGACGTTTTCGCTGACCTACGGCATCGACCTGGAGGCGATGTCGGCCGAGGCATACGACAACCTGCCGCCAGATCTGAAGGAAGAAGCCGAGGACTTTTACGCCTGGTCGCTCAAGCAAAAGCGCACTACCTTCGGTCTGTCGCGCGAAGTGTTCATCACCTGCGACACCTTCAAGCGCGCCTGGCGGCAAGCGCACCCCGCCACCAAGACGCTGTGGCCGGAAGTGCAGGACGCCGTCATCAATGCCACCAACCGGCCCGGCGCCACGTTCGACTGCCGCCGGCTGAAAATCCGCCGCGATGGTGCATGGCTGCGCATCCGCCTGCCATCCGGCCGGTTCCTCTGCTACCCGTCGCCGCAGGTCGATGACGGCGGCAAATTCTCCTACATGGGCATCAACCAGTACAGCCGCAAATGGAGCCGCATCAAGTCCTACGGCGGCAAGCTGGTCGAGAACATCACCCAGGCCGCCGCGCGCGATGTGCTGACGGCAAACATGCCACGCGTCGAGCAATCCGGCTACGAGATCCTGCTGACCGTGCACGACGAACTGATTTGCGCAGCGCCGGACTCGTCCGAATTCAACGCTGCCCACCTGAGTAATTTACTCGCCACCAACCCCGCCTGGGCCACCGGCTTGCCACTGGCCGCAGGCGGATTCGAAACATATCGCTACCGCAAAGACTAAAAGGAGGAAACACCATGTTCATGAAACTATTCCGCCGCAACGAACGCGCCAGCATCAACCGCGAACTGGACCACCTGTACCGCGAGCTGCGCGAAGTGCAGGAGAAAACCCGCCTGATCAAGCAGTTCGCAGACCAACGCCTGGAGTCTTTCAAGGAAGAAAGCCGCCAGCGCGAGCAGCAACTGATCGCCCGTGCCCAGCAAATCGACGCCGCCGACTTGAACCGTTCAATCCCGGCCCGCAGCGCGAGGTCATGGTAGCACCTGCTTTGCATAACCCCAACCAAAGAGAATAAAAATGAAACATCTTATTGCTGAAACCCTGCCGATCATCGGCACCGACATGGGCGGCGGCTTTTACGCCGGTCGCATCAATATCGACGGGCAAGTGTTCGCCCTGGTCGTCGCGCCGAAAGCTGAAGGCGAGCACAAGCCGAGCCGCTGGATCGCCAACTACAAGGACGTGCCAGGCGCGAAGTCGTACTTCGACGGCTTGGCCAACACCCAGGCAATGGCGGAAGCCGGCAGCAAGCTGGCGCAATGGGCGCGGGGCCTCACCATCGACGGCTTCGACGACTGGTATCTGCCGAGTCAGGACGAGCTGGAAGTCATCTACCGCAACCTGAAACCGACCACCGAAGAAAACTACTGCTGGGCGCGCTCCGGCATCAATCTGTCGGCGGTACCGCCAACCTATCCCTACACGCCGGCATCACCGGCGCAAACGCCTGCCGGACTGTTTCAGGCTGGCGGTGCTGAAGCGTTCGAACCAACCTGGTATTGGAGCTCCACGCAGCACGCCTCGGGTTCCGCTTATGCATGGATGCAGCTCTTCGACGATGGCCTCCAGAGCTACGGCCACAAGGACTACGAGATCCGTGCTCGCGCCGTCCGCAGGTTGAAAATTTAATTCCTATTTGGAGCTGAAAAGCATGACCACCATCACACTCGAATCGGTTAAAGCCGAACAGAAAAAGCTCGCCGATATGATCGCCGCGCTTGAAGCCCGGGCAAAGCAGACCATTGCTTTTCCGGCCACCGAAATCAAGCTCAACGACGGCGAGCGATACGCTGGCGCCATCCTGGGCGAGAACGGCGTCCCCGCTTACCACTTGATCTTGCTGCCCGGCGAGGCAGAAAGCATTACCTGGGCAAAAGCTAAGGACTGGGCCGCCAAAGCAGGCGGAGAGCTGCCGACTCGTCGTGAGCAATCCCTGCTCTACGCGAATCTGAAAGCCGAGTTCCAGGCCGCCTGGTACTGGTCCAGCGAGCAGCGCGCCTCGGGTTCCGGTTATGCATGGATGCAGGGCTTCGCCTATGGCTACCAGGACTACTACCACAAGGACAGCGAGTACCGTGCTCGCGCCGTCCGCAGGTTGAAGATTTTATAAATTAATTTTTATCAGCAAGGCGGCGTTCGCGGGATCGCTCAGACACCCTGAGCGGTTTCTTAACCTGGTCGTGCCGCTGGCTTTTCAAGCCACCGATATGCGCATTAGGGATACCACCGGCCAGTGCCGGATCGGTCCCGCGCAGTTTCCCTGTTGATCGGTGCAAGCCTTCGACAGGGCGATGTAGATAGCACGATATAGCGCAGCACGCCTCGAATTCCGATTATGCATGGATGCAGAACTTCGACAATGGCAACCAGAACAACAACCACAAGGACAACGAGAACCGTGCTCGCGCCGTCCGCATGTCAAGCCGCGAACCGCCCTGCTGATTTTTCGTTCGGTGAACTTAGGCAGGCCTACCTCGATTGCCGGAAAAATAAAGGCAACAAGCCGACTGCGATCGCCTTCGCCGAACACCTTGAACAGAGTTTGCTTTCTCTCTACACCGATCTGGTGACCGGTTCCTACCGGCCGGGCCGCTCGATCTGTTTCGTCGTCACCCGGCCAAAACCCCGTGAAGTGTGGGCGGCCGACTTCCGCGATCGCGTCGTCCACCACCTGCTGTACAACCGCATCGCACCGCGCTTCCTCGCTTCGTTCATCGACGATAGCTGCGCCTGTATTCCGGGCCGTGGCACGCTGTATGCCGTCCGCCGTCTTGAGTCGAAAATCCGCAGCGCATCGGAAAACTGGACTAAACCCGTCTGGTATCTGAAGTGCGACCTCGCCAACTTCTTTGTCAGCATCGATAAGGATGTGCTGTGGCAACGCATCGCCGCCCGGATACCGGAACCCTGGTGGCGCCAACTGGCCCATACCATCCTGTTTCACGATCCGCGCCAAGACTACGAATTGCGCGGATCCGCAGCCCTGCTAAAGCTGGTGCCGCCACACAAGCGCCTGGTCGATCAGCCGGCGCACTGCGGCCTGCCGATCGGGAACTTGTCATCCCAGTTTTTCGCCAACGTCTACCTGGACGTGCTGGACCAGCATATCAAGCACCGGATCGGCGCCCGGCATTACATCCGCTATGTCGATGACTTCGTGTTGCTGCACGAGTCCACCCAATGGCTGAATGAAGCACTGGCCGACATCACGGAATTTCTGCCTCGCACTTTGCACGTCCGGCTTAACCCGAGCAAGACCATCTTGCAGCCGGTCAGCCGCGGCGTCGATTTTGTCGGCCAAGTGGTGAAGCCGTGGCACACCACAACCCGGCGCCGGACGTTTCACCAGGCCCTTCACCGTATCAAGGACATGGACGCCGAAGACGTCTATGCATCGGCAAACAGTTATTTTGGCCTGCTCAGGCAGTCGGATAGCAGCCATTCTGACCGCGCCCAACTGGCGAAGACCGTGATGCGTCGCGGCTACTGCGTAGACCGGCAATTTACCAAAGCATTCAGGAAATCGATATGACAAGAGAATCCGTCATCGAAGCTCATCTCGTCGACCAGGTGAAGGCCGCTGGCGGCATGGCGCCGAAGTTCAAGAGTCCGCAGCGCGCCCATGTGCCGGACCGCATCGTGCTGCTGCCGGAGGGCCGCATCCACTTCGTGGAGCTCAAGGCCACCGGCGAGAAGCCCAACGACGGCCAGCTGCGCGAGCACGACCGCCTGCGCAAGCTCGGGTTTGACGTGCGCGTGATCGACAGTAAGGAAGGCGTCGAGGCCTTCCTGGGAGGCCGGCCATGATCGCGATCGATTGCGCCGGCAAGTCTATCCTCGTGCCCGAGCCAGTGGCCGCCGAGCTTACCGCGCTGCGCAGGCTGGAGCGTGAAGTGCGCTGTATCCGCGATGTGGAATTGCGCGGCTCGCCGCTGACATCGGACCAGCGCAATCTGATCTTCAAGCTGGCGCTGATCATGATCGACCGCGCAAGGAGCGAGCCGTGAGCCGTCGCCAGTTCATCCCGCGCGAGTGGCAAAAGCCGATCATCAACCATGCGATCGACTTGCCGCGTGGCGGCATATGGGCCGGCATGGGCCTGGGCAAGACCACGGCCAAGCTGACCGCGCTGGACTGCATGTATCTCGCCGGCGAGATTACGCAGCCCACGCTGGTCACCGCGCCGCTGCGCGTGGCCACCTCCACTTGGCCAGACGAAGCGCAGAAATGGGAGCACTTGCGCCACACCGAAGTGCAGCCGATCATCGGCAGCCCGCAGCAGCGCGCGGCCGCGCTGCGCAACACTAATGCCAGCGTTTTCACCATCAATTACGAAAACCTGCCCTGGCTGGTGGAGCATTTTGAAATCACCAAGCGCTCGTGGCCTTTCGGCCAGGTGGTCGCCGACGAATCCACAAAGCTCAAGGGTTTCCGCACCCGGCAGGGCGGCGAGCGCGCCAAGGCACTGGGCAAAGTCGCACACAAGTATGTGACGCGATGGACCAATCTGACCGGCACGCCTTCGCCCAACGGACTGAAAGACCTATGGGGACAAACCTGGTTTCTGGATGCCGGTGAGAGGCTGGGCCGCAGCTATACCGCCTTCGAGCAGCGCTGGTTCCAGCGCTCGTTCGACGGCTACAGCATCAGCCCCTTGCCGTTTGCGCAGGAGCAGATCGAGGGCAAGCTGCGCGACCTGTGCCTGACCGTGGATATCCGCGACTACGTCGACATCTCCGAGCCGGTTTTCACAAACGTGTATGTCGATCTGCCGATCAAAGCGCGGCGGCTATACGACGATATGGAAAAGAAAATGTTTGCGCAGATCGGCGAGCACGAGGTCGAAGCCTTCAATGCAGCGGCCCGCACGATGAAATGCCTGCAGCTGGCCAACGGCGCCGTGTACGTGGGTGACAGCACCGAACAATGGGAGGAAGTTCATGACGCCAAACTCGAAGCCCTCGAAGAAATCGTGGAAGAAGCAGGCGGGATGCCTGTGCTTATCGCTTATCACTTTAAGTCTGATCTGGTTCGATTGCAGCGGGCTTTCCCTAAAGGCCGGGCACTTGATGCTGACCCTCGAACGATCCAAGACTGGAACGCCGGGAAAATTCCATGCTTATTCGCTCATCCTGCTAGTGCCGGCCATGGACTGAACCTGCAGGACGGCGGCAACATCCTCGCCTTCTTTGGGCACAACTGGAACCTGGAAGAGTTTCAGCAAATCATCGAGCGCATTGGACCCACGCGCCAGCTGCAGGCCGGGCATGACCGGCCGGTATTCATCTACCACATTATCGCGCGCGACACCGTGGACGAGCTGGTCATGGCACGCCGCGAGAGCAAGCGCGAAGTGCAGGATTTACTTTTGGAAGCGATGAAAAGGAGAAATAAATAATGCTACCTACATGTAAAAAACACGGTGCCTTCATTGAGGGTACATGCCCCACGTGCCGGCACGAATTAGAGAAAGAGGTTACGACCGCACTCGCCGCCCAAGTGGGCGGCGATCACTACAAGAAACTGAAAATCCAGCCGATCGAATACAACCACGCCAATGGCATCCCCTTCGCCGAAGGCAACGTCATCAAGTACGTCACTCGCTGGCGCGAGAAAGGCGGCATCAAGGATCTAGAAAAAGCACGTCACTTCCTCGACCTGCTGATTGAATTGGAGTCAAACAAATGAAATGGATCAAGCTTAAAAAATACTGCGACCTCACCGGGGACACCTCGGATGCGGTCCACGCCAAGCGCAAAAAAGGCCAGTGGGTGGATGGCGTACAATGCAAAATCGGCCCTGACGGGAACCTGTGGGTGAATACGGAGGCGGTGGACAAATGGGTGGAACAAGGAAATCAGGCGACACTAGACGCCCTCCGCGCGGCGTAACCGTCCGTCAGCACGAGAACGTCAGCTCGCTGCAGATCGAGTTCTCTTACCGGGGCGTGCGCTGCCGAGAGAGCCTGCGGATGGACCCGACCAAGGCTAACATTCAATACGCGGAAGGCTTGCGCCTGGAAATCAAGCGCAAGATCGCGAACGGCTCCTTCCGCTATATCGACTACTTCCCCGACTCGCCGCGCGCCAGGCTGTTCGGCCACGCGGTCGTGAAGACCACGGTAGGCGAGCTGCTGCGCGACCATCTGAAAGCTTACGAGAAGGCGGTCGCCAACGGCCAGATGTCGCCCTCCACGCTCGACGGCTACCGCAAGGTCATTAACGGTCGCCTGCTGCCGCAGTTCGATACCACCGCGCTCAAGGACGTAACACCCGCCATGCTGCGCGAGTGGATCAAGAGCCTGGATGTGACTGCGAAGACCGCTCGCAATATCATCTCGCCGCTGCGCTCAGTGCTGGACGATGCGATGAACGACGAGCTGATCGAGCACAATCCCCTGGACAAGATCGCCCTTAAAAAGCTGCTCACGCGCACCACCAAGAAGTCGGAATACGAGGTAGACCCATTCGACGACGCTGAAAAGAAAATCATCCTGGCAGCGGCCGAAGGCCAGGCAAAAAACCTATTCCAGTTCGCGTTCTGGTCGGGCCTGCGCACCTCCGAACTGATCGCGCTCGAATGGGGCGATATCGACTGGATCCACGGCACGGTGCGGGTGCAGCGCGCCATTGTGGTCAAGCAGGAAAAAGGCACCAAAACCGAAGCCGGCACGCGCGATGTGTTGCTGCTGCCGCTAGCCAAGGCGGCCCTGGAAGCGCAAAAGGATTTCACTTTCCTCGCCGGGTGCCGGGTGTTCCACAATCCGCGCACCGGCGAGCCTTGGGAAACTGACGCCCAGATCCGCAAGACCTGCTGGCAATACATTCTGAAAAAAGCCGGCGTGCGTTATCGCAACCCCTACCAGACGCGCCACACCTATGCATCGACGCTGCTTTCCGCCGGCGAGAATCCGTTATGGGTAGCCACGCAAATGGGCCACGTCGATGTGGAAATGGTCACGCGCCATTATGGCAAATGGATCCCGAACCACAGCGGCACGAAGTACCAGCCCGTGAACGATTGGAATCCGCGAAACGACACGCAAACGACACGTGAAGAAGAGACAAAAGGTAAAACCCGCGCCGTATAA